CCAAGGTATTCCCACTAGGTCTTTAGGCTTTAGCCCTTTAAGCGTTCCCGTTGGTTTCCCGTATTTTACTCCCGCACCTATGTGCGCTTGTTGAATTGTGCCTTCCTGAGAATAGTGTCCTCTGCCACCACCGATATAAGAATCCCCCAAGTTAAGCCAGACAGTTCCATCATCTCGCAATACCCGTTTCACTTCCCTAAAGACTGCCACCATATTCTCTACATATTCTTCAGGTGAGTCTTCTAAGCCTATCTGCTTGTCCTCTCTTGTTGCTCCGCATTTTTTACAAACATTAAGATACTGAAACTGACTTCCTATTTCTAAGTCATGTATTCTGGTTCTTGTGCTTCCGTCTATCTGTTCACCAACGGCAACCATAGATTTTTTTTGCCTTTCTCTTTCTTCGAGGCGAACTAGATCAACATGATCACAATTTTCATCGCCACCTTCCCATGTAGCAGTTCCATAGTCTCTCAACCCCCAATAAGGCGGAGAGGTAACACAGGTATTAACCGACTGCTCTGGCAGTTGGTCTAACATTTCCAAGCAGTTGCCGTTGATTACCTTAATGCTCATTGCTTGATCTTAAATGCTGATGTTGGGTAAAGGGCTACAGGCTCTTGGTCTTCCCAGTCATTGCGGTCAGTTCTGCCACCAAAAGACAGTTCAAAGTCATTGCTGAAGTCAATCCAACCCAAGCAATCAGTCCATTGGACTATCAGCAAACAGGGCTTGCCTGTGACTGTGGTGAGTTCATTTGCCTTCATTGCTTTGGACAAAGCAATCATATATGTGCTGTAGGAGCCAACAGGGTTCGTTCTAACCTTGATTTCGGCAAACCCTACTGTTACACCCTCTCTTACCATTCCATAGTCTAAATGATAAGATATGGGCAGTTTAATGAAGTTTACGTTCCAACTGTCAGCAATCAGTTCTATTGCCTTTTTTTCTCCGTCAAGATTCTTCTTCGTCTGATAAGTAGGTCGTGCCATTATTTTGCCTTGTGATTATTCTGTTAATTAAGTGATTGACCATGTCAGACCAGACATCTTCATCTTCCTTTGTGTTACAGACTATACAAAGCCTCATAGATACTGGTTTATTTTTTTTACCGCCTACCAGTCTTGATGCCTGTGCGGGAGCGTTGTAACAACACTCACAGTCATTGGGTTGGGGTGGCTTTGTTGTTTTAGATACAAGTAAACTTTCTCCCCGACCCTGTTCATTCAATTCCCCAGTCTCCGTCTTTTTTAACCCATCCTTTTTCTTGAAGGGATTGTTCCAATTTAGTTTCTTCATGCCTTACTTCCTCTAATAGTCCTTCCAATTCTTTTCTTCTCGCCTCTAGTTCTTTCTCTCGTTTCATCATTTCTACTGATGTGCTTGTTGTTTTAGCCATTTTGTTTACCTTTTTGGTTGGTTGTTTAATAACTTCTTTTTGAATCGGGGGGTCTTCAACTTTTGTTTGAGACGCAAGTAAACCGTCCCCCCGACCTTTTTCTTTATCATCAATGTCCCATATCCCTAATGAGTTCTTGGTAGCCAGCATTATCAAAGAACTGATTCCAAAGAGACCTCCAAACGTGATAGAAATTGCGATCATCATTCCGAGGGCATTACTGCTTGTTGTGTCAGACATGAAGTTTGTAAATCCGAACCATAGCATAGGCACAGATAATGCTAGTAAAATAATTGCTTGTTTCTTTCTTTTAGTCATTTGGTTCTCCTTAAAATTCGTGGTCGTCAAAGTAAAGTAATGCCCAAGCGGGTAAACCTAGACAAATAATCATTGCTATAAACCGCCCGACAGAAGTGTTTAAAATGTCAACGATTATGCTAATTAGTTCGTTCATTAATTATTGCGTCCTTCCTGTGCGGTAAGTCGTTCCACCTGTAGAATTTCTTGCTCGCCATGTGCCAAAACCACCCTTTATATTCGTGTTGATCTAGGGGAATTTTTGAGGCTACATATTCCGGTTTATATTTTTCGTTCATGTTTTTCCTTTATAAAATCATATAGATAAAATGGTAGAAACAATATGCCTAACAGCAGGAACAAAAGCATCTGCCAGCGTTTATTGAAAACTGGTGTTTCTATCGTTATCCCCCTTTCTCTGTTGATGGAAAGATGTTTGTAGGTCGTGTGTATTCTTCCATGTTTCCCTCAACCACTGTTATCTCTGGTGAGTGAGAGCCTCGATCTATGTCAGCCTCATCTGGTTTTCTGTTTTTAATTCTGACAAGGATTTCTCCTTTGGTGAGTGGTACATCAGAGTTAATGTGGTAAATTTCTCTACCTGTTATTTCTTGTTCCACCAAGTATATGTTTTTAGTCCAATCATTATCTTCCATTACGACACCTCGTTTATTAGTCTGCTCAAATACCACTTTGCTTTTTTCAAATCTTCTATCCCGTTTTTCTTAGACCATCTATGCATATATTTTTTTATATTCCCTTCAAGATATCCATCAAACTTTTCTTGGCTCATGTTTGATTTAAGGTAGTCTATAAATTCGATATCCCCCTCTTTGTAGTGTGGGGGGTTGATTTTTTTATCAGACTTATCGTAAGTCATTTACTATTCCTTTATACCAATCAATTCTATTGGACCCGAAGGCAAAGAATCCTCCATCAGAAATTATACACCGGTAGGTGTATCTTTTTACGAGACAAGGGGATTATACAAGAAAAAAAAATATCATCAGTAGGATTCCTTACCTCCCCTATCATTAAAACAGGGGGTAGGGGGTATGTCAATACGCATGTTAAAAAAAAGTCAAAAATTGGTCTGTAAAAATCTGA